CTGACATTTCTTGTGTGTGTGCTTTTATAGGCACAGAATCCATTACTCTTGTAATTTCATTTGATGGTAATGTTTTTATAGGTTTAGATGCGTTATATATATATGAATAGCCATAAACTAATCTACCTTTGTTATTTGTTATAGGCTCAACTCTATGTGAATATGTGGTCGTATTGTTTAAAGGTATTGTTTCAACAACTTTTACTGCTAAACTATTTGCTTCTACATATACTATTTCTATTTTTTTAATATCCAATGGGTTTGTATATGCTGTTATAGAATCAAAAAAGTATAATCTTTCTTTTGGTACAATTGAAGGTAAAATTCTTGTTGTTGTTGTTAATGTTGAATTTGGACTAGCTATTGACAAACTATTAACTGTATATTCATCTCCTCTTGCTGTTAATACTTTATCTCCATTTGCAATAGGGTTATTACTTGCATCATCTTGATATACACCATGAACACTGTGTGATAATCCAATTAAGTGAGAATTAGGAACTATAGTTGATGGCCCTGCATCTACTGCTCCTATACTATATTTACTTATATTTGTAGGTAGATCAATAAATAAATGAACTCTATTTATTACATTCTGCATTGAATCTACAGTTGTATTTTTATAAGCATTATTTCTATCTGTAGCAGAAAGCAAACCTGCTTCACCGCTTAAATAAGACCCTCTATTCATAGTTTTACCTTTACCAGGAATAAAGCATGTTTGTGTAAATGGAGATATTACAGAATATTCATTATTTTCATATTGAAATCTATATCCAAATTTTACAAACTTGTCTTGTATATGTCTACTATTTTCAATTAATTCATTACCGGTTAAAGTTATAACTATATTTGTACTGCCAAAACCTACAGGGATCCATGGTACAGTAGGAGTCATAGTTATAGTATCACCTGGTTTAAATCCATTACCTGGAGATGTAAAATTAATTTGTGTTATAGCACCGCCACTAACTGTAACATTAAAAATAGCATTTTCCCCATCGCCACTTGTTGATACACCTGAATCAGTTAATTCAACCTCGTGAGTACCGTTTGTTAAATCAGTTCTATTAGTACTACCTAAAATATTAGTTCCTAAATTACCAGATATTATTGTACCATTAGCAGCCTCCATTTTTACTTTAGGTGCTGAATAAGGCATATATTGTGCAACACTAATTTTATCTTCAAAAAAATCATTATCAATATATGTATTACCATTTATAGCTAAATCAATATTTATTCTTCTTGGTTGATTATAATTATCTGTCCAAAATAATAAATTATTAATTAAATTAACATGATGTATATGATGACCTTTTGAAAAGTTTAGTTTATCATTATCAATTAACACTGTAGGTGGTATATTAAGTTTGGTGTTCATATAATATATTCTACATGTATGTGCTAAAGTAAGTGCAGCTCCATCAAGAACGTTTTGTCCGCTTTGTATTTTATTTAAATTAACTGTTGCCGTATTATTTGAAATAGTTACAGACTGAACAAATGTATCTGCTACAACACCTGTTCCAGTAACTTTCATTCCTCGTTCAATTGTATAATTAGAAGCATTAGCTATTTCAATAGTTGTATTAGGTGATGAATCATCATCGTGAGTTACATCATTAGCGGCAACATTTATTGTTTTTGTATATGTTGTATTTAATATATCATCACTTGTTGATCCTGTAAAAGAAGTAACAAACCAAAATATATATCCTTCTAATGAATCTGCATAATAACCTATAGTGTCTAATAAAGGTTCTCCATCCCCTGTACTATTATTTGGATGGTATTCTCTAGGTAATGATAAAGTTGCAGAACCAGATGCATAATTGTTACCTTTAACGTTTTGTACAGTACCTACGTCTGAATTTTCTGATTTAGAAATTCTAATATTAAAACCGTCTCTATACTGACCGTTAGGTAATAATCTATCATCAAGGTCTTTGTTCATTTTACCTTGAATAAAGTTATTCTTAATTTCTGGCATATTTATTTTATTCTTTTAGATTTACCTCTCATTACTTGCGCAAGCTCACCTAATTTTATATTTGATAATCTAAGTTTTGCATTACGCATTGCTGCTCTTCTTTCTTTTCTAAATCTATTTATAATATATTCAGGAAAAGCTTGTCTACCGCTAGCTATTGCATAAGTTATATATTTGTATATTGCATCTTCAGCTAATTTATGTACTTGCATTTCTGCGTCTGTGCCCATACCATCTGATATATATTTTATAGTAATTATTTTATTTACTAAATTACTGCTAAATGTAAACTTACCGTTAAGTTCGTCTATTGCAAATACACCATTCTTTTGCGCAAATTGTGGGTCTAATCCATATCTTTTACCAAACTCAGCTATTCTTTCGCCTGCTCTTGATGAATCGTATTCAATATCTTCATTTGAATAAGCACCCGTTAAATCATTTACATCAAGATTTGAAAATCTATCTTGTGTTACAGATTTAGAAACTAATAAGCTATCGTCATCATCAAATAAATAGTTGCCGTCATTATCTTGTAATATAGCCTCTGAAGGTGTTGATGTATATCTTGCAGGATGTATTATGTGTTCAATACCACCATTATCAACAATAGATAGTTGTACATAATTTACATAATCTTGTGGCATAGGTATTGATAAACTGCTACTTACCTCAACCTCTTGTATTTTTTCAACTCTTGTTATATCATAACTAAATTCTTGTATACCTCTTTTAGCATGAAATAGTACATCTGTTCTTTTTACTGTAGGTATTAATTTACCATCACCTACATATCCCATCATATAATTATTAACTATATTTTGTAAAGATATATATCTATAGTCGCCAGTTCTTTGTTCTGTTAATTCAACAATTAAAACATCTCCAGCTGTTCTTCCAGATGAAAAAGTAATTTGACCATTAGCGGCATTATATGTATATAAGTTATCATCAACTTCTGATGTATTTATAAATATTTTAAACTTTGATTCTGCTGTTGGTAAGGGATCAAAAGTTAATGTAAACACCGTTTGCCCTGCTGTAGCTGTAAATTTTTGACTAGTATTATAATACTGATAGTGTGTTTGTGTTATGAATCCCATCTATTTTAATTTTCTAATTGTATTTTTTTTGCTTCTTCTTGTGATGCTCCTTGTATAACCGCTGGATCTTCTATTACTAATCCCGCATATTTTAATATACCTAGCACTAATTGTACTCTATCAGATTCATGTAATGTAAAATCTACATAACCCGTTGTTGGTGTTACACCAGAACCAGTACTTGTTGAATATGTTAATACACCAATACCGGAAGATGTGTATGCCCATACTACATCGGCAGGTGTTTTAATATATTCAAGTTTTAAATTACCTAATGCCCAACTTCCATCAGTTAAGGCAGGCTCAACAATAATATCTGTTGCTCTCTGATAATATACAGGAAATGATGTTGTTGGTTTTGTTAAAGGTGAAGATAATAGGTAAGATAATGTTTTTTTATCAACTTTTTCTAATTCTAATGTTTTATTAGATACGCTAATTGATATTGTTCTATATAGGTCAGTTGGTAAAGTACCAACACCATTACTTAATGTAATATCAGCAAATGCATAAAAAGGGTCAAGCTTTTGTTCTATTCTTTCAGGTATATTGCCATAACCATTAACAGCCGTGCCTCTTGTATGTTTTACAACTGCACGATTGTAATCATGAAAATTTTGATCTAGTATATCAAGTTGAACTTGTGATCCAATTTTATTAAATTCTTCAGGTGTAATATAACCTCTTCCTTCTTTATTTAATATTGATAGTACTGTTTTATATACGTTATCAACTGATATTGCCATAATATTTTTTTTGTATAATGATTAAGCCGCATATAGCGGCTTAACCACCATAAACAACTTATTTAAGTTTTTTCTCTACTACTTGGAAAACTTCAATACCTTCGTCTGTTCTAAACCATGCAGCTAATGCTGAATATGGGTTTTCATCAAACGGTACTGTTAATAGTTTTCTATCATTTTTAGCCCACTTAAAAGTTCTATTATCATTAGATAAAATTATTATACCTGTTTCTACAGCTTTAATACCTATATTTCTAATATTAATATTTTCATCATTTGCTAATTCTAAGAACAATTGTGGATTATTCCTAGCCATTATAAATAAATCTCTTTTAATTTCTTTAGAGCTCATCTTAGATACCTTAGATCCCGCTTCTGTCCTTACTATTGCTTCTGCGTGATCAATATCCATTGCCATTGCGGCTTGAATTGCATCAAATTCAATTTCCATATAATTTAAATCTTCTTCAGCTTCTGCTTCATTATTTCTTTCTGCATATAAACGATTTAAATCTGGATGATATTTTGATAGTATTTGTTGTAATACAACTTTTTCCTTAGGAACAAATAATACACCATCTCTAAATATAATATGATCAAGTCTTGAATTACCTTTAAATTCATCAACAAATGGTGTTTTTTGATTTAAAGTATATTTTATTTCTCTTTCATATCCCATGTCATCATCAAACCACATAATATTTCTTGATTTAAGAATAAATACTATAGGTTGAGAATCACCTAATAAATAATATTGTCTATCTTTATATTCCCACTTAGGATTTGTTTCTTTTTTTGGTGGAGCAACCACTACTGGTTCTTCAACAGCCACCTCTGCTATTTTCTTTTTTGCCATGATATAATATAATAAAAATTAAACAAAAGGCACTGGGTGCCGAAGCACCCGTTACCTTTAATAAATGTTACTTAAATAACACAAAGTTATTAGCAGCTTGAGTTACTAAACATCTTTCTGATAAATAGTGTACTTCCATCTTATCATCTCCTGTTGTAGCAGCTCCACCTACTGAACCTGTAATCCAAGATTTCATTCTTCTGTCATCCGCCTCAGAAGCTCTATATCTTACATGTAAGAAAGGTCTTCTAATGTTTTTACCCATAATTTGGTCATAAACAGACGATGTTCCAGCTGGCACCATAATACCCTTGATGTCATCGAATAATCCTCTTGTAGATTTGTTATTTAAATATTTCCAGTCAGTCTTATAGAAATCGTATGATCCTCTTCTAAATCCTCTAAATCCAAGGTTAAGTGCCATATCTTCTGAGTTTTCAAAAACACCAAAAGCAGTACCACCTGCAGATCCAGCAGAAATATCAGCTAGAGCGTCATCCATTTTTAGATTAGCGTCTCTATTTAAGAATAACATGTTTTCTTCAATAGCTCCTTGCTTATCTAATTCCTTTAAGATTAAGTCAAAGTCAGAAATAACGTCACCTACAACATCAAATGCGTTTGTAGCAACAATACCTCTAGACTCAACCGCCTTGAATAAACCTTCAGTTCCAGAAGCAGCCCCTAGGATTGAATCAGTACCACCAGCTGATACAGATTTTTCTGCTTCAACCATAGCCATTTCTAAATAATCCTCGAATCTTACTCTTGTGTCACCTTCAGCTTTTAGATACCATAAGTAACCTGCTTGTCCAGCTTCACCACTTACTTCTACCCAACCAATTTGAGCAGTATCAGAACCAAAGATTTCAAATTTATCTTTTAAAATAATTGGTTTGTTAGTAAATGATTGGAATTCTGGAGTAACAGCCCCTACCATAGCAGCATCTCCTTTTACAAATTCAGAACCGTAAACAAAGAAATCAACAGTTGCATTAGCGTCAAATCCTGTTAAAGCTCCAAATGTAGCAGCACCAGAATAAGGAATTACAGTAAGTTTTGTTTTAGCAGCATTTACTGCAGATACATAACATCTTACTGGGTTTGCAACACCACCACCTTTTACTAATACTGTTTGACCTACTCTTACAGCGTGTGTTCCACTACTTGCAATAGTAATTTCACCCGTTGTTGCAATAGCAGCTCCTTCATAAGCTAAGTGTAGTCTACCTTGCTCAGACCAAATAACTTGATCAGAAGCCATAGGCATTTCTGCACCTACCATTCTTAGGAAAGAAGAAATACTTCTGTTCCCGTATCTTTCCACTTCCTGAGCATATAACTCTGGTAAATATTGCTGAGACCAGTTAGCCCCACCAGTACCGTGGAAATTTAAATAATTACTCGTTGTAGCAACTCTACTCGCATAAGGAGTAAACTCACTAGGCAACGAAAAACTTGCGTTTGCCATTTTAAATAATTTTTAAGTTTAATTAATAGTTTTTAAGTTTCAATTTCAACCCTGAACTATTATCTCCACTAATTGCTTTAACTTTAACACCGCCAGTATCAACATAACCGTCAGATGTTTTTCTTGGGTCCATGTTAATATTCTTAGCGTTTGCTGACATTTCTTTTATTGCATCGGATTTACCTTGCTCATAAAAATGTTTTGCTAAAGCATCTGGATTTGAAGCGGCAAATAAGGATTTGTGAAAGTCTTTAGCGTTAACCATCATTTGATTTTTGTCAACATATTTATCAAAAACATTTGATAAATTACTATTTTCTTTCGCCTTATTAACATCTTTAATATTAAAACGATATTTTTTGTCTCCAACATTGAAATTAAAACCTTTAAATTCATTGTTAAATACTTTATCAGTTTCATTTTTAAAATGTGATGTTTGCTTCGCCAATAATTCATTAGCTGATTTTTGCTCGTCATTATAGCGGCCAAAAAATTCTATAGCTTTTTGCTGTTCCGGTAGTAACTTAGAACCCAACTTGACTTCTTTGTAATACTTATCCTTCAACCCTGTCAAAAAGTTTTTAGCATTCGCAACCTCCTCCTTAAGAGCTAATTTTTTTCTACGCACGTTTCTTTCATCGTCTAAATCCTCATCTACTGAAAATTTATCTTCCATTAAAAATTGAATTTCTTCGTATGAAAGATGCGGCTTAGTTTGTTTATAATACTCAACTAACAGAGTATCATCATCTACATTAGAATAATCTGCATTTAACCTAGCGTAATCTTCTATAGTTCCGCCAGTCTCTTCCATAAATTTAACTAATTCCTGTATATTTTCAGGTAAGTTTATTTCTGGTTCTTGTGCTTTTTCTTCCTGTAGTATTTCTTCTTGTTCCGGTGTGGGCTCGGCAACTTCATCGCTTCCTTCCACTCCTGTATCGTTAACTGTATCTGCTTCATCTGTAACCTCCTCTATTATCGGGCTTTCTTCTTCGCGTACTTCTTGCAGTCCCACTTCGGCTTCTTCCCCAGCTTCTTCATTCTCGCTGCTTCCGCGTAGCACGCCATCTTCTGTTTCTTGTTCTTGAACGGCATCTTCTTGTGGATTTTCGTTAAACTTTGTTAGATCAATCTTGTACATACCGTCGTCTTCTACGGTAACGCCAGCGTTTTCTAACACCTCTTGTTCTTCTTGTGCTATAGATTTGGGTTCATCCGCCTCTACAGCTTGTACTTTAATTTCTTCTGCCATAATAAAATATTATATAATTATTAAAAAATTTATCTTGGTTCAAATTGTTCTAAACCAAACCCACCTAAGTTATCAAATCCAGCGGATTCAAAATCTTTTGGTGGTTTACCAGTTTTTCTCTGGTCTATAAGCTCGCTCTGTTGAGTAGCCTGTATTTTTGTTCGTTCGTCTTTACGATCTTCTTTGTACTTCTCTTTATTTTTAATTACACCTGCTTCAGCTTCTTTAAGCTGTACATTCAATTGAAATTCAAATTCCATTAATTCTTTCTTAATTGCAGCTTCTCTTTCTAATTTTTGAATATCAAATTGTGTTTGTGCTTGTGCAATTTTTACTTTGCTATCAGCAATACCTTGCTGCTTTTGCATGTCCGCTGCAGCTGCCGCTTGTGCTGATTGAGCATTTGCCTGAGACTGTGCTTGAATATTTTGCATTTGCAATTGTCTATCTTTTTCAAACTTTTGTTTTCTTCTAAGCTTTAATAATTGATTAGCTAGTTTAAGATTTTTAATTTCTCTTACATCAATAGCATCTTCTAATTCTATTTGCTTTTGTGAAATTGCCATTTGAATATTGTTTTCAAGCAATTGCTTTTCCTCTACATCAGGTGATAATTCTAAGAATATACCAAAATCATGTATATGTAAATTATTTATTTCCGCTAATGTAGCCATATCAAATTTACCTAATGATTGTATAAATGATTGTTTTGTATTTGAATATTCTAATACATCTGCTATTCTTAATGATACTGCTTCTGCAGTTCTTAATGTTAAATATAAACCACCTTGTAATATATGTCTTGTGGCTGTATTACTATTTGCAGCTGCAATTTTTTGTATACCAACTAATGCATTTTTATCTGGGGTGCTACCATCTCTTG